CGTCGAGAATTACCTTGCTATTAATTTTCAGCTTCTCTAGCTGCTTAATATTGAACTCTCCTAGCTCTGCCATCATTAAGCCGAAGTCTTTTAGTTTAACCTTGCTTGCCTCTTCGTAGGTAATATCCTTTATAGCCGCTACCGCATAGATATTCTGCTCCATTACGGGGAGAGTGCTATCTATCTCGTTAATTAGCTGGTACTGTCCTACCGTCATTTTAGATAACTTTGTATGTTCCATATCCCTTTTTACTAAATTTGTGCATTATTAAATACCTGAGTGCGTCTATTGCGTGATTATAGCCATCTATCGGAACGTTTAAACTATCTCCGTTTCTATCTACTTTCCATTTATACTGCTCAAGCTCCTTTATTAAGTTTTTACTGCTCGAATGTACGTTAATTGAGTAGCCTTTAAGCAAGTTAATTCCGAACATTATACTATCTGCTCCCTTTTTTACCCCGTCAATCGTCCATCGTAAACGCCTCAGCTCTTCTATACTTTTAGGCTCGGCACTATCTGCTACTATCAAAGCTCCTTTGCTTATACCTAAAGCCTCCATTCTATCGCTTATATCTCTGTTAGTTAGCCCCGTTTCGTAGATTAATTCCTTTACCCATAGCTCGCCATCTTGCAACCTTACCTCTACTAACGTAGTCGGGTCGTTCGTAAAACCGAAATCTATTCCAAATCCTATTAAATTTTTATCCTCAAAGCTCTCGTTTAGTACGTACCACTTCTTTAAGATAAGTCCCTCTATCTTACCCGTACGCCCTCGAGCGTATACCTTCCATAAATCTAAATCTTTGTCCTTTAGAGCTTCTATCTTCTCCCGTATCTTATCGCTTAAAAAAGGGTTGTGTCTATGGTCTGAAATTATCAACTCAGCGTTTGGCATAGGTATTATTTTGTCGTGAACCCAAAAGCTTGTATCAGGGTTGTAATCGAGATACACTTGCTTACGAGTTCTAAGGCTTAACTGCTCAAATATGTTATAAGGTATGCCGTTAGCCTCATTTACGAATAGGTAGTCCCTCTTACCCGACTTTGCGTCTTGCTCGTTGTCGTAAGAATTGAACTCAATAATAGAGCCGTTCTTAAAAGTGAATACTCTGTCGCTACGATTGTAAAAAGTTACTTGCTGCTTGATTGCCTCGTCTGCGTTGTGGATGTCGATGGCATCTCTCAACGCCCCTACTTTTAAGTTAGGGATGTCTTGACCTACTACGGTAATAGTGCAAGTGTCTGCTATTGCTTTACTAAATAGCACTTGGAGTATAGCGTAAGTTTTTCCTGATGATGTCCCACCCTGATTTACTACGATGTCCGCAGTAGCTGCAAAATTGCTTCGATATAAACTACCGGTACTAATCAATTATATCTTTTTCGCTGCTTGCTAAAGGTATGCCAGTATCAATTATATTAATATCTAAGCTCTTGTATGTAGTCTCTTGGTGTATCTCTTGACGCTCTATGTAGCCTCGCTTTTTAGCTTTAGTCTTTAGGTAGAAAATAGTACTCGTAGGGTTGCCGTCTTTTATCTGTTTGTGAAGTTGGCTCTCTGCAAAGTCTATCGCTATATCTTCTATGCTTTCTACTTCCGCTTTGTAGTCCTCGTCACTCTTTAACCAATCGTAGTGAGTAGACCTATTTATGCCTACTGATTTACAAGCTGAGGTTACTATTCCGAGTGACTTCTCTAAAGCCTCTATCATAGCCCTTTTTAATGTCGGATTTTGTTGGTTCATTTTATTGCTTATTATAAACTACTCCGTTAATTTTTACCTCTAAAGAAGGGTCGAGTTTGCTCATTCTGTCTATTATTACTTGGCAGTACTTCGGGTCTAATTCCATTCCGTAACATTTGCGTTTAAGTTGGTGTGCTGCTACCATAGTAGAGCCACTACCAAGAAATACATCTAATACTAAACCATTATCGGGGCAGCTTGATTTTATTGCTCTTTCGCATAAAGGTATCGGCTTTGGCGTTGCGTGTCCGCCTTCGTTCCCTTCTCTTTTATGTCTATCAAAATGCCAAACATTATTAAAGTTATCGTGGACATTATTAAAGTAAGCTCGATTAGAATAATATTCTTTTTTAAGTTCTTCGTATTCTTTTTTAAGTTCTTCGTATTCTTTTTTAAGTTCTTCGTATTCTTTAAGAAAAGCATTAATATTATTTTCAATACAATAGTTTCTCCAGCTATCGTAAGTTTCTTTTGTTGGCATCATCCATTGACTTTTATCAAACCAATGGCATCCACTTTTTTCGCTGTGTCCTGCTAATCTTTTGCAATCTTTTATAGTTAAATTAGCTTTATTTTTATTTATATCTAAATAATTTACAATACTATCCCATCCTTCAAAATAATTATCTGCATTATTATTAAACCCTTGAACTCCCATCATAGCAAATAAACACTTTTCGTCTGCTATTGCATAGCTTCGAGTGTTCTCTGAGTTTTGACCTTGTCCGTTTCCTTTGTCCCAAGTGATTAAATTCCTAAACGTTGCTTTTTGTTGTGATATATACGGCTTTAGTATTTCGCTATAAATATCCATTAAAGGCTCATCTATTCCCCAACAATACCAAGAGCCATTTTCTTTTAGGTGCGTAAATTGCAGCGAAATCCATTCTTTATTAAAATCTAATAAGTCTGAATAGTTAAGGTTGTCATTTAATACTCCTTCGTTTTCTTTTTTCATACCGTAAGGAGGGTCGTTATGTGCTACGTCAGCCTTCTCTCCATTCATTAGCTTTGCCACTTGGTCGCTATCGGTACTATCACCACACAACAACCTATGCTCTCCTATTTCTATAAGGTCGCCTAATACTACATCTACTTGCATATTATCGGGTTCGGTATAGTCGTCTTCTTCTGCCTCTAATTCTGTAACCTCCTCAAACGGAAAGCCCTCTAATCCCCAATCTTCTAACTCCTCAGTATTCCACTCATTCGCAAGCATCTCCCAATCGTGTTCTCCAAAGCCTACGTTGTCCGCAATTATAAAACGCCTCGTTTCCTCCTCTGTAAGGTCGCTGGCTCGCTTTACCCACTCTTCAGGTACTTCTTTATAGCCTAAGTCTTTTAACGCCTTTAAACGCATATTACCGCCTAAGACTATATTGTCCTCGTTTATTACCATAGGTCGTAGCTCCATCATTTTAGGGAACTCGCTAATTGATTTTTTTAGCTTCTCGAACTTATGGTCTTTTATTACCCTGGGGTTATTAGGGTTTGATTTTATTTCTGTTAGTTTCATTTTAAATACTTATCAAATAACTTAACGCTATGTTTATATATACACTTACCGCAAGTAATGTCAGGTCGGTAGGCAAAATCCTCTTGGCAAAGCCTTTGGAACTCTGCTCTAAGGTGTGGGCTTATGCCTCCGCCTTGTTGCTTAACTATTACCCTTATTTGTTGCTCAAGCTCCTCGCTCATTTCTTTTTACGACCTCTTTTTTTAGGTTCAGGTATTGCATATTCTCCTTGGATGCAGTGGCTTGCTTTTAATTCTTGGTAGCGTTTAGGGTTCGATATTTCTATCTCTTCTCCTATGTTAAATACCGCTCCAGTCTCTACGTCTTTAAATCGTTTTATAATTGTATATTTCATAATGTTTGAAGTCTTTTAGCGTTTTCTTTTACTATATCATACTTACTCTTAACGTCTTCTTTTAGCTTTAGTCCTAACTCTATCTGCATAGTATAGTTTCCTTTTATCTTCTTAATCGCAGCCGCCCAGTCATTATCTTGCACCTTCAGGCTATTGCTATTAGTAGCGAGTAGGTTGTATGGCATTACGTTGCTTACCATTACGGGCTTGGCAAAGTGTCCCGCCTCTATCATTTTAAGCTCAGACTTACATCGGTTAAATAGGTTATCTCTCAAAGGTATAATACATATACCGCAATGCTGGTACTCGGTAGCGTACTCTTGTATACTGCTAACTTGCTGAAGTATCGGAGACATTCGCTTAGGTACTCTCGGGCTTTTAACGGTTAAGTATTCATTATCGAAAGCGTTACCCAATAGCTTTAAATCTTTTAAGTGGGTGCTGCCTCCTGAGTAAAAGAAAGTATCGAATTTTAGAGATAGGTCTTCGTAGGCGAATTGTTTTTCGTTAGGGTCTATAGCGTTTTTAATCACCTCTACGTTTTTGTTGTAAGGTCTAATCTTCTCCGCTAAAATCTTTGTAGTAGTCCATACTACGTCTGCAAATTTGATGTTTGCCAGGATACACTTAGCCATATTAGAACGAGAGTAATATAATTGTAGCGGGTGTCCTTTAGGCAATACCCAGTAATCGTCTACGTCGCAAATAACTTTAATACCTCTTGCCTTTAAAATTAAGATAGTCTCTTCAGGCTTCATAAGCTCGGAGATATTACGATTAAAAATAACGTGGGTTACTCCGTCTAACTTCTCTAAAAAATCGTCAGCGTTATTAACTAAGCAAGTTACTTCTATTCCGTAGTCCTGGCTAAGTCTAACGAGTGGCATCATTAAGCGGTGATAGCTTACCCCACTAACCGTACTCATAACGATAGCTATTTTGGTTTTGTTTTCGTACATAATCTTAAATTCTTTTTTGGCTTTCTTGTAGTCTGATTTTATGCTGCGGTAGCTTATCGAGGTTTCGTTGTGTATTTTGATAAGAGTATCTCCGTTATAAACGGCTCGAATTAGATTAGCGTTGTAGTGGCTCATCTTCGAGAGTACGTCTTCTATATCCTCGCTCTCGCTCTCTTCTATTGCCCAGTAAGGGTCTGTCTTATTGCATTTTTTTAGCCATTGATTCCGCATTACTATTGCGAAATACCCCTTCATATTTTCTTTAGGGGGCTTATGGCTACAAATATCAAAAGCCAAGGAGACTAACTCCTCGGCTTCTTGCTGGTTGTTCGCGAGCTTAAGAGCGTATTGTCTTATGCTTTGGTCAAAATATATGTCTTCTAATCTCAAAAGGGGAGGTCTCCTTTGTCGTATTCTGGTTCGCTTTCTGTTGCAGCTGCTTGCGTTGGCTTCCAAGTGTCAAGCTCTACGTAAGGCTTGCCGCTTTTGCCTATGTTAACGTTTAGGTTCACCCATCCTTTATCTGTGTTCTTTTGAATAAAGGCTATTGCCTCGTCTGCTTTTAGGCTCAAGCTACCTACTACCCACTCAGGAGAGTTCGGTTTCATTTTGAACATAAAACCCTCTGCGAATACTTTTTCTGTTTTTTCCATTTTGTTATTTATTTATTTTCGTTTATTATCATTGACAAAAGTACACTATAATTTGCTAAATCCAAGACGCTATCTTCTATGCTCTCGTTATTAGGTTCTTTATCGGAGTTTAAAAGTACTCCAAGCCTTGCTACTTTGGTAGCTATTAGGTTTAAACAATTAGTACTTGCGTTACCTCCCGTTATAGCCCCAGCTAATTTAAAATTAGAGAGTCTATCGGTGTTAGCGTAGTCATCTCCTTTGCTAAACAATACCTTCTCCATCTCACCCGTTATATATCCAAAGTGGGCTATCTGTTCTTTTTTGGTCATAAATTTACCTCTTCGTTAATTACTACGCTACTCAGCTTCCATAAGTGCCTTTCGTTGTGTACTATTTTATGTCGGTTCATAAGCTGACCGAATAAAGTTTCTTTATCTCCCATATCTCCAAAGACCTCGCTTGTTATTGTTCGCCCTCCCTTAGTGGCGGTTACTTGTATCAATCCTTTCATAC